TAATCCGTACCAGTAACCGTGGCGATTGAATCGGAAGACGCATAAGCGAATACCTTTTGTGAATCACCACTCCCGCCAATGCGAGACAGTTTCGTGTAATCGAAAGCCATTGCTAGTTACTCCTTAAGCAGTCTTGTCGTATTGAACTTTAACCAGACCACCCTCGTCGCGCACGACAGAGCCAGCTTTCAGCATACCGTTGCTTAACCAAGAGGTTCGCTCAGGAATCCAGTTAATTTCAGTTTTCATGTCGATGCCGACAGCCAAGCCAACAGCAGGACGCTGGAAGAACCAAGAGTCAACAATGTTCGCTGCCTCAGTCAGGCCACCTTCAGTACGAGTTTCGATGATGATGAACTTGAAACCTACGAGGGTATCTACTTCACCTGAAACCAGTGCCTTGATAGCTTGATAGTCAGCAGACGTTGCCTTCTCGTCAACCAAGAGACCGCCCAAACCTTCTGCCTCAATAGCAGCAAAGAGTTCAGTGTTAGGTACACCTTGGTCACGCAACTCGACTTGAGCTTGGATTACCTTAGCCATAGTCAGGTTAGCCGCTCCAGCAGGAACCGTAGTGGTCAGCGGAGTAGAAGCGTCCATAGCGTCGATAACCAACTGATCGCAACGACGACCCAAAGCGCCAGCAATAGTCATTGCCAATTCTTGCTTTTCATCGAAGTTTACGTCGGCCTGGTCAAAGATGTCAGTGTACTCAGGAGCGTTCCAGTTGGCCAAAGTAGCCGTCTTGAACTCGTGAGCAACATCCATCGGAGTTACCAGATCAGAAGTTGATTTTTGGTTAGCAAGGCCTTTGCCCATGCGACGGAATTTGTAGGTATCACCTACAACGTTGTTTCGGACAGTGACAGAATTCTTCAGCAAGCCCATACCTTGGTAGGCATGTTTAACCATGCTGTCAAACTCTGTTACTGCTACAGCAGATAAAGTTTTTGACATTAGTCTAATCCTCAAATTGTCAAATAATTCAACGCGAATGTTTCACATGAAACACTTGCATGTTATGAGGTTTTCGACCGAGTACCCGACAGATCGGTCAGTCTTCAACCCAAATCTGTCAGGCCCATAGAGGGGTATCCGACTCCCTATATAATATCAGTTAGTTATATAAAAGCAAACTATCCAAATGTTTGGACATAAGGCTTATCGCCTCCATACTCCTTCATCATAGCTTGGATCTTAGCCTCATGATTGCGATCTACTGACCTCATCAAGTTGCCATTCTCGTCCTTACGGAACATTTCACGCTCAATATCCTCCCAAGTAATGCCTCCAGGCTGGATATGTCCGTCAATAGGTAACTTAGCGGGGGCAGTAGCATTGATTAATGCCTCTACCAACTCCACTGACTCAGCACTATTAACCGCATAGCGTAGACGCTCGTAAGTATCGCTATCGAGACTGTTCTTCATGAACTGCTCAACAGTTTTGATTCGTTCAACACCGTTGTCACCAAGTTTAGCTATCTCAACTTCAGCAGAAACTTCTTCTACTGCCTCTGATTGCGCAGATAAAAGATCCCATGCCTTGTTAAAATAGTCCTGAGACATATTAGATTCGTTGGCAAAGCCCACTAACTCTTGCAACAACTCATCATCGGACTCTACACCGTCAGGCATTGAGTATCCGTCTTTCGGCGCACCCTTAAATGCACCAAACTTTTTCTCTAGTTCAGTATACGCAGCAGCTTGATCCGCTACAGACTTGTACTTGTCAGCCTTGTACCACTCTGGTCTCTCTCCAGTCCCCTTAATACCATCAGTTAAGAAGTATTCGTTTTCCCCCAATTGAGGTTCAGCAGCATCTACCAGGCTAACTGGTTGTGCTTCTTCCAGGGTATCGCTTTCTACGGCCTGTTCGCTCATGTTTATCTCCAAGGATATTGAATGACAGCCCTTCTAGGACTGACCGTCTGATGTTTCAAACGGATTTCTACAAGTCTCCTACCTCCATTGATTAGAGATAGGTCGTTGATGTCTGCCCAGTCCACATGCCTTCCGTCTCTGTAGCATCTGAACGCCCTGAACTTATGGATATATTCTAATTTGTCGAATCCATACTGTTCTGCTAGGTCATATAGCCATTCAAATTTAAACCCTAGATCGACCAGGTAAGGCTTTTCATCACAGACTATTTCTGGCCCTGTAGGCTCCACCTTCTTGGCTCGTTTCCTTTTAACTTCTTCTGTCATAGTTTCTCCGCTTGCTGGATTTGATGAACAATGTACCGCATGACACCAGACTCACCGTTATGGTAAGCAGCTTCATAGTTTATGTTCTGTGCCGCAAGAGAAGTGTCGTTCTCTAGGAGGAATCTTTTGGTCATATCCTCCATTACCCTTATGCCATCGTCAGTTCCAAAGCATCGATTGTAAGCCTTGGCTAATTCGGCTTGCCTTTCTCTGATTGCACTCTGGGCTTCTTTTGCTTTGCTCTCGTTTACCTCTAAGTCATCCCAACTCATTGAACCGCCTGTAGTTGTGGTGGTTGTTCAGCCATTGGTTGTTGCTGTTGTTGGGCTTGTGCTCCAGCCTCAATAATGCGTTGTTTCTCTGCATCATCTCGTACTAGATCAGAACTCATGCCTGTTTTTTCTGCCACCCAAGTACCAAAGTTTTCAGTCTTGAAAGCCATTAGGACTTGTTCAGGCCCAGCAGTCCCCATAACAAACTCTACTGCTTGCTGAACTGCTAGGATGTCCTCTGAATCCTGCGCTCGTGCTAGTGGTGACGTGAACTTAACCTCTACGTCTCTACCATCTAACTCGATAGGTGTAATTAAACCCCTACGAATGAGGATAGATACCACTCTTTTCAATACAGGGATCAATACTTCGGTCTGTAGTCGTCCAAATGCACTACCAATCCTCTTAGCCAACTCTCTTGACTCGATAGCAATCTCCGTTGCAGTCCTAACTGGCCCTGCTGGATCACGCAAATCGTTGAACATGGCGATCTTGATAGCATTTTGTAGTTCTGAGATCTCAAACTGAGCTAATGACAGGCTAGATGCCGTGTCTAAACGTTGGATAGACGGGTTATTGGTGTTGTTAGAACCTACTGGAATTACAATGCCTGGTGCTATAACCATATTGTATGGATTAGTAACCCCATCGTCCGTTGCAGTGTACATTCCTGCTAGGTCAATAGCGGCCTTTTGCAATACAAACTCTTTAGACTTGTTAAGTGACTTAACATCGGGCAGGGTTTGCATCGCTGGCCCTCTACCGCGTACCTCACCAGATACTTTAGTGTACCGCCCAGTGACCCAAGGGGATGAATTACCAAAATCCTCTACCCATGACAGCCTTTCTTCCTGTTTGACCCATAGGCAACCGTAGTATTTCTTGTCTTTAGGGTCGTAAATCACACCTTCAGATACTTCAACCTCGGAATCAGGCTTGTGATCGATCATGTTCTGGACAGTATTGGAAGGTTGAAACCCTTTCCACATCCGTTCAAGCAATCTGGCCTTAACCTGGAACCTTCTCCAATGGGTTTCGATCGTACCGTGTGGCCCTTCTTCAAAGGCTATGCCCTTCTGAGGTATACAGTTGAAGACAATCGGCATTGAATCGTCTTCTGTCTCGTCAATCTTTAGCGTTGCAGTACCGATTAACAAGTCTAGTGCGGCCTCGTAGAACTGAGTCCCAAAGTTAGACCGATTGATATAGTCAAAAACTATCTCTGCTTGCTTCTCTAGGTTCTCTCTGATCTGTTTCTCGGTGACGTTGAAGTCTCCGGTCTCCAGTAGGTTAAGAATCTCATTGGATGGATTGAATGTAGCCCATCTAGCCCAGATTGGAGCGATGTTTTCTTGTAGTTTACTGGCCCCCTGTTGAATAGCAGTCAATGACGTAGAGTCAAAGATGCGATCCATCTTCTTCTGACCCTTGTCTTGGATCTCAAACAGATTCCGTTGCGGTAGGAAATACTCGTACACGTCTGTTAGTTGATCGTGCCACATTGCCTCAGTGTTAAAGGCTCTGTTCTCTCTGCTTTTCAGGTCTTGAATCGATCCAAGATGCGGGGGAAGTCTCATTACATGCTACCTACACTAGTTAGAAGTCCAGCACGAGCAGCCGCAGCAGCGCCACGCCTACCAGCACCAGCTAAACCGCCCAGCATTGAGCGTCCAGCAGATCCAGCCGCACCACGAGCACCCCTTGCGCCACTAGCAGCCTCGGCCCTAGTACGGGGAGCACCGCCTAATAGGGATACAGAGCCTAACTTGCCTCGTGCTAATGCCTTAAAGCGTTGTTCTGATTCTGCGATCTCCTCATCGAGTGCGCGTTGTTGTCTCTCGGTAACTGCTACTTCTTGAGCCGTTGGCTTCGGTGCCTTTGGTTTCTTCACTTTATTTTCTCCAGATACTTGTACAACTGGAACGGTGTCCAGATGAATGGTTTGTTAATGCCTATAATCTGTTTAGCGTGTCCTACGCATGTATTAAGCATAAATAACGATTGCCTTGTGGTCTTACGATCGATTTTAACAATGATAACCTCATCGATTTTATCTACTTGTCGATCGATAGTAAACAAGTCCACATAGTGCTCGGCCTTGGCATATACCAGCCAACGACCCTTATCCGCTACGGCAATATAACAGTGCCTGATGAATGGGTGCAGGAACCTTGACCACCAATGGCCTGAGTCATTTGTGAATACAACGTAAACGCTAGAAGACATTAAATCTCACCTCTGCTTGCCTTGGTTGTGGTCTGTGTCCTGATACCATTGATTCTTGCCAGCCTAATGCTAGCGTCTGTAATGCGTCTGCCCCATGTGATGCCCAGTCATGTACAGGTGTGTCTTTGAATACGTTGCGCTTCTCATCGAATTCCCGATGGTAGGATGCAATACAGTTGAGGCCGTGTTCTGTTCGGTCTTCATCAAACCAGAATCGGGGGAACATTCGACGTATGGCTTGTATCCCTTCAGCCTTAGTCCTTGGCCGTTGTACTGTTCGGAATGATATGCCCATCTCTCGTGCTACTTCCTTCCTTGATCGACCTGAAGTAAGTTCTCTAACCTCTATGTCATGTGGTGCTAGATGTTGTCCTAACATTACGTTATGGGTTGAGGCGTATTGATTGAGCCATTGGATGTAGTGCTCCATGCCCTTCCCGTTGTTTTCATAGTATCCAATGAGTCTTATCTCTTTTCCCATTGCTTGGAATAGCCAGATGCTCATAGAGTCCGATATACCGAGATCCCATGCAGTGTGCACCATAAGACTAGGTTCAATCGGTAGCCTTGACACTCTGCCCTGTTCCTTGGCAGCTGCTATCTGGTCGGCAAAGTATGCCCCTGCTATTTGAGCCTCGAATGATCCGTAAAACTCTTGCTGTATGAGGGCTTCCTCCATCCCTTCCAGCCGTTCTTGTTCGATGATATCGGGTGATATGACCGGAGTACCGTCTGCTCGATCGTGACTGGGAAAC